GACACGACTGACCCACGGTCAATCAAGTCCATGACAACCTCGCAGTGGATCGAAGCTGAACGTGCCCGCCAGATGAAAAAGTACGAAGCGCAACGCAACCGCTAATTTTTTGAAAGGACTAACATGTCTAATAGTATTCTGACGATTGACATGATCACACGCAAAGCCCTCGAAATCCTCGAGAACAACCTTGTGATCACCCGTAACGTGAACCGCCAGTATGACGATTCTTTCGCTGTTGAAGGCGCAAAGATCGGCTCCACACTGCGTATTCGTTTACCTGACCGTGCCTTGGTAACTGACGGCGCCGCCTTGCAAGTTCAAGACGACAACGAACAGTTCACCACACTGACTGTTGCTTCACAAAAGCACATTGGTGTTAACTTCACATCTGCTGAATTGACCATGCAATTGGACGACTTCGCAGAGCGTGTGTTAAAGCCTCGTATCAGCCAGTTGGCATCTTCCATTGATGCAGACGTGGCCAATGCGTACAAATCCATCGGTAACACCGTTGGCACGCCTGGCACTACGCCCTCAACTTCTTTGGTCTTGCTCCAAGCCCAGCAGAAGCTGAACGAAAACGCCGCTGTGATGAACCCCCGTTACGCCACTGTCAACCCAGCTGCTAACGCTGGTTTGGTTGAAGGCATGAAGGGTTTGTTCAATCCTACAGACACCATCAGCAAGCAGTTTAAGAACGGCATGATGGGCACTGGTGTTCTCGGTTATGACGAGATCAACATGTCTCAGTCTATCAAGCAGCACACTACTGGCTCTCGCGTTGCCACTGGCAACTCTGTGACCACCACTGTGACTTCTGAAGGCGCTTCTAGCATTGCTTTGACCATCGGCTCTGGCCTGACAGTTAAAGCTGGTGACGTGTTCACTGTTGGTAGTTGCTTTGCTGTGAACCCACAAACCCGTGAATCCACTGGTTCGTTGTTCCAGTTCGTTGCTTTGGCTGACGCCACTGCCAGCGGCACTGCAATTGTTGTGACTGTTGCTCCTATCTACACCGCCGCCAATGCTTTGGCCACCGTTGATAGCTTCCCTGCTTCTGGTGCTGCCGTTGTGTTTGTTGGTGCTGCATCTAGCCAGTACGCTCAGAACTTGGTTTACCACAAGGATGCCATCACGTTTGCCACTGCTGACTTGTTACTCCCACAAGGTGTTGACATGGCTGCACGCGCAGTTCACAACGGTATCAGCTTGCGTGTTGTTCGTCAGTACGACATCAACAACGATCGTATGCCTTGCCGTATTGACGTTTTGTACGGTTTCAGCACAATTCGTCCACAAATGGGCTGCCGCATCTGGGGCTAATCTGATTGGGGCTTTGGCCCCTTTCGTCTTAACATCTTTTTAAGGAAATTATCATGGCATTACCTAATGGCGCAGGCGGTTACCAAGTTGGTGCAGGCAACCGTCAAGAAACTATCATGGGCGCAATGGCCGCCCCTCAGACAGCTACGGCTACAGCAACCCTAACGGCAGCGCAAATTGTCAATCAGATGTTGGTGGCTAACCCCTCCGCAACTGCTGCAACATACACGCTTCCTAAGGCGCGTTGATTGACGCTGCTGTTCCTAACGCTACTGTTGGTAGCACTTTTGACTTGTCAATTGTCAACATTGGCACTAGCTCTGGCACGGTGACTTTGGCTGTTAGCACTGGTGTAACTGATGGCGGCAACGCTTTGGTTGCTATTGCTATTACAACTAGCCAGTTGTTCCGCTTCCGTAAGACCGGTGACGGCACTTACGTTGTGTATCGTTTGGGCTAAATCTAAATAGGGGCTTCGGCTCCTATTTTTCTCCCTTTTGGAATTGATAAAGGAATTTAATCATGGCAAATACTAAAGCTGTTGGCGTTGCATTCGCTGACCCAGCATTTGATTCGGTACAAGTTGGCTCGTCCGGCGATCCTATTGCTCTCACATCTTCTGGTGTGTTGAACGGTTCTTACGCTACGACTAGCGCGGCCAGTGGTGACACTCGCTTGTCTTACAACAAGTTGACTTTCACAAGCACAGGCTCTGGTGAAACGCTTCGTGCGTTCTCCGTAGTGACTGGCACTGGCGCAGCTGCTGCTGGTACTATCAATGGATCGCACGTCAGCATGGAAGTGCAAGGTGGCACAATCAGCGGCGCAGCTAACGCAATCAGAGCTACGGTTGGCGGCACTAGCGCAGCCCCTGGTGGCACTTTGGCAGCAATTCAGTTGGACTCCAACTTTGGCGCTGGTGTAACTTTGCCTGCCGTTACTGCATTTATGCGCGTGACTGATAGCAATACCGTAAAAGTTGGTTCGCTGCTTAACATGCCAGCACCAGCATCTAACACAATTTTCCGCGCCAAGTCGGCGGCTGCTGTTACTCACGTTATTAAAATCGTGGCTGACAACGGTACACCGTACTACATCATGGTTTCGGACGCTGTGTAATGCAGATCACCAAGGAATTCTTGGTTTGCGAGATCGAGGAACTTGAGCGAGAAGCAGAAAAGGCTCGTACTTTTTTGATTCAAGCTCAGTCCACGATCTCCGCATATCGGATGTTGATTGCCCGCATTGAAGCACCCGAACCCACGCCCTTGGAGGAATAATGGCCGTCATTTATCTCACACATCCTGTTCATGGCGCTAAAGTAGCCACTATGGATATTGAAGCAGAAGTTGATGAAAAAAATGGCTGGATTCGCTATAATTCAGACACGTCTTCTGAACTTGAAGCGGCTCCTGTGAACGTGCTGGAAGTTAAACGCCGTAGAAAAACCACAACTGAGGTTTAAGCATGACAACGTACACCGCTGGCGAACAAATCAATCGGGCGCTTCGGCTCCTTGGCGTGCTTGCTGAAGGTGAAACGCCCTCTGCATCGGTTTCTCAAGACGCTTTGATGGCGTTCAATCAAATGATTGACAGCTGGAACACAGAGCGTTTGGCTGTGTTTTCCACGCAAGATCAAATCTTTACATGGCCTGCAAGTTTTATTAGCCGCACGCTTGGCCCAACTGGTGATTTTGTTGGCCTGCGCCCTATTTTGCTTGACGATGCAACGTACTTCAAAGCGCCTAATGGCGTGTCGTATGGCATCAAAATGATCAATCAACAGCAGTACAACGGTATTGCTGTTAAGACCGTAACGTCCACTTATCCACAAGTCATGTGGGTCAACATGACGTTTCCTGATATTGAGATATACCTTTATCCAAGGCCCACGCAAAACTTGGAGTTTCATTTTGTGTCGGTTGAAGAACTAACGCGTCCTGCTGATTTGTCTACCGTAATGTATTACCCACCCGGCTATTTGCGTGCGTTTACATACAATTTGGCCATGGAGTTTGCCCCTGAGTTTGGCGTTGAGCCAAGCCAACAAGTGCAACGCATTGCCATGACTTCTAAGCGTGACTTGAAGCGCATTAACAACCCTGATGATGTGATGGCGCTGCCTTACGCATTGGTGGCTAACCGCCAGCGTTTTAACATCTATGCCGGTAACTATTGATGAAAACGCCGATTCTTGGATCGTCTTATGTAGTGCGGTCTGTCAATGCGGCAGACAATCGCATGGTAAATTTGTTTCCCGAGATCATTCCCGAGGGTGGTAAAGAGCCTGCGTTTCTAAACCGCGCCCCGGGTCTAAAGTTACTTAACTCGATTGGCAACGGCCCAATCCGTGGCTTGTGGGCTTTTTCGCCAAATGATGGTACTGGCTTTGTTGTTTCGGGGACTGAGCTTTACAAAATCAACAATTCCTATGATGCTACTTTACTTGGCGCTGTCAGCGGCGCGGGGCCAGTAAGCATGTCCGATAATGGCACACAATTGTTTATAGCCTGCAATGGCCCTAGCTACATTTATAACGCCACCACAGGCGCGTTTGGCCCGATTACTGACCCTGATTTTCCTGGTGCTGTGACTGTCGCTTATTTGGATGGTTATTTTGTGTTTAATGAACCAAATAGCCAAAAACTGTGGGTGACACAGTTGTTAGATGGCACATCTATTGATCCTCTTGATTTTGCAAGCACCGAAGGATCGCCTGACGGTCTGCTTGCCGTTGTGTCCAATTTCCGCGAAATATGGGCCTTTGGCACAAATTCAATTGAAGTTTGGTACGATTCTGGCGCAACAGATTTTCCTCTCCAACGCATTCAAGGCGCGTTCAATGAGTTGGGTTGCGCAGCGCCTTACTCTATTGCCAAAATGGACAACGGCTTGTTTTGGCTTGGCCGTGATCGCCGTGGGCAAGGCATTGTCTACCGCGCCAATGGCTACACTGGCCAGCGCATCTCAACCCATGCGGTTGAATGGCAAATTCAACAATATCAAGGTATGTCGGACGCGATTGGCTACACATACCAACAAGACGGGCACAGTTTTTATGTACTGGTTTTTCCTAGTGCTAACACCACTTGGGTTTACGATGTGGCAACGCAAGCCTGGCATGAGCGTGCGGGGTGGAACAATGGTTCGTTTACCCGCCATCGCGGAAATTGCCAAATGGCTTTTAATAACAAAGTGCTTGTTGGTGACTTTGAAAATGGCAACGTCTACGCATTTGACTTAGAAGATTACAGCGACAATGGCGGTATTCAAAAATGGCTTCGCACTTGGCGTGCGTTGCCAACTGGTCAAAACAATCTCAAACGCACTGCCCAGCATAGTTTGCAATTAGACATTGAATCTGGTGTTGGTTTGACTGGAACAATGATTACTGAAACCATATATCTTTTGACCGAAGATGTTCAGTATTTAATTACCGAAGATGGTGATTATTTGATTAGCGATAACACAACACCCATTACTCAAGGCAGTGATCCACAGGTAATGCTTCGTTGGTCAGATGATGGTGGTCACACTTGGTCAAATGAGCATTGGGCACCAATTGGAAAAATTGGCGAATATTACAAGCGCGTGTTTTGGCGGCGCTTGGGTATGACGCTGAAGCTGCGCGATCGCGTCTATGAAATATCAGGCACTGATCCGGTAAAGATTGACATTATGGGCGCTGAACTCCTTTTGAGTCCAACGAATGCCTAGCCCTAACGCTACGCCAACGCCAATCACGCCCCCACGGGTGCCGTTGGTTGACCCCCGCACGGGCTATATTGACCGTGCCTGGTATTTGTTTTTCTTGTCGCTTAACAATGTTGCCACAGCGGTCATTGACGATTCTGGCCTTACGTTTAGTTCAGAGTCAATAATTGCCTCGTATGAAGCGGCTTTGCAGGCACTGGCGCAAGAGGTTGAAACCCAACCCCTGCCAATTGATTTAAGCGCTGAGTTGACTAAACAGATTGAAGCGGCTGGTCTTGAGGATTGTTGTTCTGGCTTGTTGTCTCAGATTGCCGAATTGCAAAAGCAGATTGAAGCGCTTAATGTTTTGCCTGCGCCTTCATTGGGGACTGTTGTTGCGGTAACGGCCACAGCGCCCGTGGTGTCTTCTGGTGGCATAGCGCCTGACATTAGCCTTGCGGCAGGCTATGGTGATACGCAAAACCCATACGCTGCCAAGACAGCGAATTACGTATTGGCTGGCCCTACATCGGGCGCGTCTGCCGTGCCCACTTTTAGGGCTTTGGTGGTGGCCGATATTCCTGTGTTGCCTTATGGCGATGTCTTTGGCCCCGCCAGCGCCACGGATAACGCTGTTGCTAGGTTTGATAGCACTACGGGCAAACTGATTCAAAATTCTGTAGTCACAATTAGCGACACAGGCGCAACTACAGGCGTTACAACATTAGCTGCTTCTACTAGCGTTACTACACCTATAGTTCAAGCATCAAACTCTGCTGGTTTATCGCTTAAAAATGCGTCAGGCACAACTCAAATGAGTGTTGGTGCTGGCGGTGGCGATAATATGTCCATCAATGTTTCTACCAATTTAAACGGTACAAACGCACAAATAGACATTAGTCCTACGGGCACTGGCCATGTGCATATAAAGCCTAGTGGTACTGGTTCGGTTGAAATTGCTCCTACTAATGTAGGAACAATTGACAACATGACTATTGGGGCTACAACTCCTAAAAACGCAAGTGTTGTAGATTTAAGCGTTACAGGAACACTCAGTTTTGATGCAGCACAAGGAACAGCAGGTCAAGTCCTTACATCGGCTGGAACAGGTGTAACGCCTACTTGGACAACGCCAGTAATCAATACAGTGTCTGCGCCAGTTACCAAGACAGCTAACTTTACCGTAGCCGATGGTGAGGCTTGGTTAATTAACAATAAGTCAGGGTCAACTTGCACGGTTACTTTACCTGCTGCTGCAAGTTGGACGGGCCGCCAGTTAATTTTTAAAAATATGCAAGCGCAGACTTTAGTTTCAGCATCTAGCGATGTTGTGCCAATTGACAGCACCAGCGCGGGCACCGCAATCCTCTTGGCAGTTGTAGGAAATTGGGCGACAATGGTGTCTGACGGCACAAATTGGATCATCATGCAACAGGCCGCTAACAATTGCCTATTATTGGAGTAAACCATGACCGTATCAGTGAAGGTACTTGTACCCGCAAAATTTGCCGAAAACTCGCAAACAACCCAGTACACCGCGACTGGCGTGACTGCCATTATCGACAAGTTTACTGCCACCAACATCAGCGCATCAGCGGCCACAATCTCTGTGAACTTGGTGACAATCGCAGGTTCTGCGGGCAACACCAATTTGATTACCAAGACCAAGACGCTTCAGGCATCTGAGGTTTATACGTTCCCAGAACTTGTTGGCCAAGTGCTTGGCATTGGTGATTTCATCAGTACAATTGCCGGAACAGCCAGCGCAATCAATATCCGCGTCAGCGGTCGTGAGGTGACCTAAATGGGATTTTTTAGCGATTTATCATCTACCATGCTTAGCACAGCTAAGAAAACGGCGGCTGAATCTGGGACTGATGTTGTCACCCTTGCTAATACTGAGCAAGGCGGCATAAATGTTGAGAAGCGCGATCTTGGAAATGGCGTTAACGCATACCTAGACGAAAACGGGCAAATAAGTTCGTTTAGTCGCGTTGATCCTGCAAGACCAGGAATGATTCAACTATACGGCCCAAATGGCGAATCCCGTGGCGAAGAAAGAATTACAACCACCACTCAAGATTTAGTTAAAAATCTAGGCCCTATTGCTTTGGCGGCGGGCGGCACTGCTTTGGCTCAAGGTTTGTTAGGCCCAGCTGCTGGCGCTGCGCCTGGCGCTGAGGGAATCTTTTTAGGCGAAGGTGTGCCAACTGGAGTGCCAGCTTTTGACGCGGCTTATACAGCAGCAGGTGGGACACTTAACCCTGCTTTTGCATTAGGTGCAGATGGTTTAATAGGAACACCAACCGCAGTAAATGCGCTTATCCCACCCACTGGTGGCGGCGCTCCTTCAGTTGTTGTTCCACCCGGCGGTGGTGTTCCTCCAGTTGTTCCTACAGGTGGTGTTCCTCCCGTAATACCTACAAATTTAGCCTCTTTAGCAACACCTTTGGCTATTGCCGCAACTGCGTTGACAGGCGCAGATGCCGCAAAATCTGCTGCTCAGACTCAAGCCGATTCGGCCAGAGAAGCCAATGCGTTGCTTTATAAGATGTACCAAGAGCAGAAAGGTCTTCAAGAGCCTTTCCGTGGTGCAGGCATTACTGCGCAAAACAGGTTGCTTGATTTGTTAGGCTTGAGCCAAAACAGGGGCGCAGAAGGCTTTGGCAGATACTCAAAAGACTTTGGCATGTCCGACTTCACGGCTGACCCTGGCTATGCTTTCCGTTTGGCTGAAGGCCAGAAAACCTTGGAGCGCAATGCAGCGGCTCGCGGTGGCCTAATTTCTGGCGGCGCATTAAAAGCCGCCACACGCTATGGTCAAGACATGGGTTCGCAAGAATATCAAAGCGCGTTCAACCGTTACCAAACAAACCGCGCTAATCAATTGCAACCTTTGGGCAGTTTGCTCACTAGTGGTCAAGCAGCGGCAAGCAATCAAGCGGCGGCTGCGGGCAACTACGGCACGCAAGCAGGCGGCAACATAACTGGTGCAGGCGCGGCCACTGCGGCTGGCCAAGTGGGAAGTGCCAATGCGTTGACAAATGCGTTAAGCGGTTACTTAAATTATTCATCTAGCCAAAATCTGGCTGATGCTATTCGCAAATCTACATACGGCGGGTAAGGAACGACTATGGCTCTCGATCCATCTATTGCACTAGGGGTACGTCCTCTCCAACTGCCAGACCCATTAGCGCAAATGGCGCAAGTTTCGCAGATTCAAGCCGCCCAGCGTCAAGGTGAAATGGCGCAACGCCAGAATGAAATGGCGCAGATTCAACTTGAACAGTTAAAGCAAGACCGTTTGGAAATGCAAAATTTTCAAAGTCAACTTGAGAAAAGTGGCGGGAATCCTGATTTGGATTTGTTGGCCAAGACAATGCTTAAGTCACCCAAATACTTTGAAAAAGGTTTTGAGTTAACACAAAAACTTAAAGAGCAA